ATTAACATGCAGATGAGACAAATGGAAGTTGAAGCTATAAAAAGTAGAGACGATCAAAAAGAAGATAGAAAAGACGAAAGAACTAGAATACAAGCTAGTCAACAGTCACAATTAATATCACAAAGAAAAGAAGGAACTGGACCTAAAAAGTTTGAGTCTACAGGTAATGATATATTAGGTGGAGGCATAGACTTAGACATGTTCGGACCTAATGTTTAACAAATAAATAAAAACAAATGGCAATAGTAACTAATGATTGGACTGGTAAAATAACCGGATCTGTTTTTACAACAGCAAGTAGTGACGCTATAAAACCACCAACTGGTCACGTGTTTGTAGCGATTACAGCTTTAACTGATACTGACTTTGACAGTGATACTGGTTTGATTGCTGATGATGCAACTGTTTGGGCTAACGCAGTTAGCGCGGCTAATGATGCAGCTGATGGATCAGAAACAACAAGTTTAGGATCTGGTGGTGTAAAAATCACTCAAACAAATTTTGATCTAAAGTCCGGAATAACAATTTACGGTAGATATACTGAGATTGATGTAAACGCTGGACAGATTATAGCTTATATAGGAAAAGCTTAAGAAATTGTACGAGAGTACATATGTTTAATTTTATAATATTATATTATGGCAGATAAAGTAAAAATTGACGAGCAAAATGCTGAGTCACCACAGGGTGATGGCAAGGTAAAAAAACCTCGTCTTAAAAAATTTAATGAGCAAGATATAGAACCTATAAAGGTTAATCTAGCTCAAAACGAAGAGCCTGCAGCAGAAGAGCAGGTAGAAGAACAGCCAAAAGAGGAGACACAAGAGGAGCAACCTGTTGTAGAGGAAGTTGTTGAAGAAACAAAAGAAGAAAAGGCTGTTGAAGAAAGTGAACAACCAGTTGTAGAGGAAATAACTGATGAAAAGGTAGAAGAAAAGGTAGAAGAAGTACAGGAAGCAGTTGAAGAGGCTATTGAAAAAGCAGAGGAAACTGGTGAAGAACTACCAGAGAACATTCAAAAGCTCATGAAGTTTATGAGTGAGACTGGTGGTGATCTTGAGGATTACGTTAAATTAAATCAAGATTATAGTAAACTTGATGACAAAACATTGTTAAGAGAATACTATAGACAAAATAAACCGCACCTTGATGCGGATGAAATTGATTTCTTGATGGATGATTCGTTTACATACGATGAAGATGTTGACGATCCTAAAGATATAAAGCGAAAGAAATTAGCGTTTAAAGAGCAGGTTGCCAACGCTAGAGCCAACCTAGACGGGCAAAAGTCTAAATACTACGAAGAGATTAAAGCTGGTGTTAAGTTAACACCTGATCAACAAAAGGCTGTTGATTTCTTTAGTAGATACAACAAAGAGCAGACAGAAACTAATAAAATTGCTCAACAACAAAGAGAGGCGTTTACGTCTAAAACAAATCAGTTGTTCACAGATAAATTCAAAGGTTTTGAATATAACGTCGGTGATAAACGTTTTAGATTTAATGTTAAAGACGCAGCGCAAGTAAAAGAAAACCAAAGTGATATTAACAACTTTGTTTCTAAGTTTATGGACAAGAAACAACAGTTAACTGATCCACAAGGTTATCACAAGTCTTTGTTTACAGCAATGAACGCTGACGCTGTAGCTAATCATTTTTACCAGCAAGGTAAGGCAGATGCTATCAAAGATAGTATAGCAAAAGCTAAAAACATAACAACAGAACCTAGACAAGGTCTTGGTGAAGTACAAGCTGGTGGTATGAAAGTTAAGGTGTTAAGTGGTCAAGATTCTAATGCTTTTAAATTTAAACTTAAACAATAACAATTAAAATTTAAAAATTATGGCAGCAATTACTCCAGCAGCGGGAACTGGAACACCGGGTCTTAACGCGGTACCTTCCCCAAAGAGAGTCTCATTGTCTACAAACTACTTAGATTTTACTGGCGGTAGCAACGATTGGTCACAGCAGTATTTACCTGATTTGATCGAGCAAGAAGCTGAGGTATATGGTAAGAGAACTATTTCTGGTTTCTTATCAGCTATCGGAGCGGAAGAAGCTATGAGTTCAGACCAAGTAGTATGGACAGAGCAAGGAAGATTACATATCTCCTATAGTGTAGGTGGCGTATCTAGTGAAGATTTACAAATCACAACAGCAGCAGGTACATCATCTTCAAACAACACTGATATAGCTATTAAACCAGGTAACACAGTTCTTATTTCAGATGGTGCAGCAAATCCATTTGTATTTAGAGCTTATGTTTCAGCGGTTTCAGCTGTAGGTGCCTCAGCAGGTGCTAACACTACAATTACAATTAGACCTTACAAGTACGCAAACATCGCAGGAGCTGTTTCAGCTGGTGCTGATAACACGTACTCAAACTGGAAAGTATTCGTTTACGGTTCTGAGTTTGTTAAAGGTTCAAATGGTATGGGTGCAGGTACAAACGCTGATGCGATTGAACCACAGTTCCAAACATTTAACAACAAACCAATCATCTTAAAAGAGCATTACCAAATTTCTGGTTCTGATACTTCAAGAATCGGTTGGGTTGAAGTAAGTGCAGAAGACGGAACTTCAGGATACTTATGGTATCTAAAAGCAGAAGCTGAAACTAGATTAAGATTTGCAGATTACCTTGAAATGTCTCTAATTGAGCATGAGAAAGGAGCGGATAGCTCTGCAGCTGAAGGTGCTAGTGGTCTTAACCAAGGCAACATTGGTACTGAAGGTTTATTCTCAGCTATAGCAAATAGAGGTCATACGACTTCAGGTGTTGGTGGAACCAGCGCGGTAGATGACTTAGGATCTTTTGACGAGATTCTTAAGAAGTTTGATGAGCAAGGTGCGATCGAAGAGTACATGTTATATTGTAACAGAGAGGTATCATTAGCAATTGATGATATGTTAGCAGCTCAGAACTCTTATGGTTCTGGTGGTACATCTTACGGTGTATTTAGCAACTCTGAAGATATGGCATTAAATTTAGGTTTCTCTGGATTTAGAAGAGCGTCTTACGACTTCTACAAATCAGATTGGAGATACTTAAATGATGTTACTTTAAGAGGTGGCGCAGCATTTAAAAACGACATCAGAGGGGTATTAATCCCAGCTGGAACTTCAACAGTTTATGATGAAGTAGTCGGATCTAGCATGAGAAGACCTTTCTTACATGTTAGATATAGAGCATCTCAAGTAGATGATAGAAGAATGAAAACATGGGTAACAGGTTCAGTAGGTGGAAACATCACATCTGATCTTGATGCTATGGAGATCAACTTCCTATCTGAAAGATGCTTAGTAGTACAAGGAGCTAATAACTTCATGTTACTTAACTAATACTTTTTAAAAGAGTTAGGCGCTTCGGCGCCTAGCCCTTTTTATTTTTTTAATATTTAATTTTATTATATCATGGCAAAAAAACAAACAAAAAAAGCGGTAGCTATAGAAGAACCTGTAGTTGCTGTAAAACAACAACCTAAGAAAAAAGATTCTTGGGAAGTAAAAGACAGAGTATATTTTTTAAAAAGAGGCTTAACTCCTTTAACGTATACAATTAAATCAAGAGGTATATATTACTTTGACGAGGAAAAAGGATACGAAAGAGAATTAAAATATACGCTTAATCAAAAGACCGTTTTTGTAGACGAATTTAAAGGCGACGCAAGATTAGGTCACATTGTGTTTGAGAACGGTACATTAAACGTACCAAGAGAAAAACAAACATTACAAAAATTATTATCACTATATCATCCAGAAAGAGGAAGTTTATTTGCAGAACTTGACTTAGTTAAAAATGCAGAAGACGATATGGTTGATCTTAATCAGGAAATAGATGCTTTAAATATGGCAAGGGATATGGATGTTGAGCAGATAGAAGCTATATTAAGAGTTGAGCAAGGTAGTTCAGTTTCTAAGATGACTACTAAAGAGCTAAAGAGAGATGCTTTAGTTTTTGCAAGAAACAACCCAAGTTTATTTATAGAGCTTGCGAACGATGAGAACGTAAAGCTTAGAAACTTTGGAATTAAATGTGTTGAATTAGGTTTATTAAAACTATCATCTGATAATAGAAGTTTTACATGGGCTAACACAGGTAGAAAATTATTGAATGTTCCGTTTGATGAGCATCCATATTCTGCTTTAGCCGCGTGGTTTAAAACTGATGAAGGTTTAGAGGCTTTCAACAACTTAGAAAAAAGATTAAAATAATTAATCACTTTATAGAGTAGTCACTCTATTGGGTGACTACACTATATAAAAAGAAATTTATGGCAATTAACATAAACACAATTTACCAAAGAGTATTATCAATAGCTAACAAAGAACAAAGAGGTTATATAACACCTCAAGAGTATAACGTGTTTGCTAACGCTGCGCAAATGGATATATTTGAACAATATTTTTATGATTTAAATCAGTTTATGAGAAGACCTGGTAATGACACTAGACACGCTGACATAATAGATAATATAGAAGAAAAAATATCTATATTTGAAAAGTTTGAAGCGCCTGTTTCAATGTCAGGTAATGTAATGGTATTGCCAACAGATTATTACAAAATAAGTTCAGTTACTTTTAATGGCATTGAAGCAGGAAATGTTTCATTAAAAAATCTTGGCTATATATTAAATAGCAATTTATCCTTACCCACAAATTCACAACCTATTTACGTAAAAAGAGATGACGGCGTAGTTGTATACGGTGGTAGTACAGCTTCACCTTACTATGAAATAAAAACAGCTAACGTAAACTTTAACTATATTAAAAAGCCAGCTACAGTTAAATGGGGTTTTATTATGGTTTCTAATGAGCCACTATACAATGCTAACACGTCTACAAACTTTGAACTACATCCTTCAGAACAAAGAAACTTAGTTAATAAAATATTAGAACTAGCAGGTATATCTATGAAGTCAGGTGATGTATACCAAGCCTCTGATAAAGAAGATATTGAAAATTTACAAAACGAAAAATTATAATAAATGGCAGGCTTATTTAACAAAACACAAGAAGAGTATTATCAGCAAAGTCAAACCTTTGAAGCAAGTGGCACTGGTCCTTATGAGTTGTTGGATACTTTTTTTCCTACAATACCAGCAGCTAAAGCAAACATAAGGGTTTTTGTAGATGGCGCTGAGCTTGACGTTGATGATTATTCATACTCAAATCCTAACTTAACATTAGGTACAGCACCAACGGCTGGTGTTAATATTGTAGTTAGAGAGGTAGAAGCTTCAGAAGATTTTGGTACATATCAGCATGTAGCATTAACAGACATTGTAAATAACTTTATGATAGCATACGTTGGTGAAGGTAAATTAATAAGCAAAGTTAGCAGAACAGACGTTGGCTTTCATGCTAAAAGAGGTTTAGCAGAGTTTAGCTACGATACATTACAATCACATAAGTCACAAGAAATAGCAGTACCACCTTCATTGATATTGCCTTTACCTCATGATTATGTTAACTATACTCGTATAGTAATGTCAGATACTGATGGCGTAGAAAGAATATTATATCCAGTTAGATATACATCAAATCCTAAATCAATATTACAAGATGCTAACTATGATTATATATTTGATAATGATGGTACATTACTAGAACAGCAGCCATCTGATACGTGGGATAAATATAAAGTAGGATCAAGCGGTACAAATGAATCAAATGTAAATCAAGATGATAGTACTGATATTGAGTGGAAGTATCAAGAAGGTAGAAGGTTTGGTATAACACCAGAGTTTGCGCAAGATAATGGATCTTTTTATATAGACTTAAATCAAGGTAGAATACATTTCTCAGGAGGTTTAGTAGGTAAAACTATAACAATAAAATACATATCAGATACTTTAGGTACTGATGAAGAGATGAGAGTACATAAGTTTGCAGAAGAAGCTTTATACAAGCACATTGCTTACGCTGTGTTATCATCAAGAATTAACATACCAGAATATATAGTTTCAAGATATAAAAAAGAAAGGTACGCATCTTTAAGAAACGCTAAAATAAGATTATCAAATCTTAAATCAGAGGAGTTAGCTCAGGTAATGAGAAACAAATCTAAACAGATTAAAAATTAATTAATATGGCAGAGTCAAAAAGAATATTTGTTACGGGTCGTATGAACAAAGATCTCGATGAGAGACTTGTACAAAATGGAGAATACAGAGATGCTATGAACGTAGAAGTTGTTTCATCAGAAGGCTCTAATGTAGGCTCACTACAAAATTTACTTGGAAACACAGAGCAAAAAATAAAAGATAAAGATAATAACGAGTGGGACTTTAGCCAGGGTATAACTGGTGGTGACCAAGCGTGGTTAGATTTTTACGATGCTAACGTTACCAAAGAAGGTATACCAGATTATTACGAAGATTCTGAAGTATACACATCTGTGCCAAAGATTTTTAAGCACATGACAACAGTCGGAGCTGCTCGCGATACAAAGAACAACAAAATATATTATTTTATTACAAGTAATCATAATGATGATAGGATATTTTTAAGACCTAGAGAATTTGGAAGAACTCTATCAGTAGCTTTTCCTAGTATGATTATAGAGCACGATGAGAATACAAATATATTAGCTCCTGTTGTTGTTGACTTAAAAGGTATATTACACTTTGATGAGTTAATAAACAAAGATAATACATCTATAAAACAATATATAACAGGTATAAATATAATAGACGGTATACTGTTTTTTACTGACGGTATTAATGAGCCTAAAAAAATAAATATAGAAGCTTTTAAAAAAGGATGTAACGGATTTAATAATCATACAAAATTTAGTCATTGGAAAAATAAAAATAATTTAATAAAACAAGGTGAATTACACGTTAAAAACTTTAACTTATCTAGACCTAATATTGAAGTTGGTGGCACGCTAACACGTAACGTTACTATGTTTTTTGGCTATGATGATCCAACAGAAGATTTTGATCTTGAAGATGTAGCATTAATAAAACCATACCCCTTTAAAGCTCCTGTGCTTACAATGTCAAGAACATCGCGTGGTACACCTGGCGAAACAGATCCGATAGGTACTGGTAATCAACCAGCCTTTACTAATTTTAATTTTTCTCGACAAGTTACTGATGATTCAGGAGATCAGTTTCAACTTTATCAAAATGGTGATGAAGTCACTCTAACGTTTAATCCACTTCCAACAGCTTGGCAAGAAAATGATGTAATAGATTTAGTTGCAACAAGAAAAAGCAACGGAAGAATGTTAAGGCACAAAGTAACGGTAAGTATAGTATCAACATCAAATATAGCAAATAAATCATTTATAGTTTCTATTATTGCAATCGATTCTAAGATACCAGTAGGTACTAACGCTACCCTTTTATGGAGCGCGATTTTAAAGGAAAAAGAGCCACTATTTAAATCAAGGTTTGCAAGGTTTGCATACAGGTGGAAGTATTTTGATGGCGAGTGTTCTGCTTTATCACCCTTTTCTGAGCCAGCGTTTTTATCAGGTAGATATAGATTTAACGCATCTGAAGGTTTTAATGCTGGTATGCTAAATGAATTACGAAACTTAAAAGTAACAATAGCAGATGAGTGGAGACGTGGTTCTAAAGGCAAACAAAATCGAGGTAAATTTACACACCTACCAGATGAAGTAACACACGCTGAAATAGTAATGAAATATTCTGACGATACAAACGTGTATAAAGTTGCAGAGCTTAGAGGAAGAACAAAAGAGTATACATTTGAATCTGAAGTTTTTCAAGGAACGTTACCTTCAGAACAATTATTAAGAAACTTTGATGTAGTTCCTGTTAAAGCAAAAGCACAGGAGGTTGTTGGTAACAGGTTAGTTTTTGGTAACTACGAGATTGGCTATGATATTGATGGTGGTGTTTTTGTTAATCGCGGCAAACCTGGAAAAGAAGACGCAGATCTTTTTACGCCTGAAGCTGAAACTACGGAGGCAGAAAAGTATTCTATTTACACGCAATTACAGCCTCAAGCAAGATTATTTACACAAGCAAAAAATGAAAAGCAAAATTTTAATGCTAATGGAACATTAAAGCTTTTTCAATTAACTGACGTTTATTTTTCTGAGTTTCCTGATCAACCACAAGAAGTATCATTGTTATTAGATGGTGAGCCTTTAAGTAAAGAAGATTACCCTATAAAACTTAACTTTGGTCTTGAGGAACCACGCATAGAGTTTCTTCAATCTGCGCCGCCAACAGGTATACTTACTGTAATATATAACAAAATTGGTATAGGTGATAAATCATTAAAGTCTCAAAGAACATATCAGGTTGGTGTAGCATTTCTTGATTCATTTGGTAGAAAATCACCAGTCATATCAGGCCCACAATCTTCTATCAGCGTACCAAAAGAAAACTCAAAAGACATAAATAAAATAGCCGTTACTTCGGGTAATTTATCTTCAATACGTTCTGATGCGCCAAATCATAAAATTCTTCCTTATACTCACTATCAATACTATGTAAAGGAATGTGGTACAGAGTATCACAACCTAGTAATGGACACTTTTTATCCAGCTGAAGATGGTAATACGTGGTTGGCTTTTCCTTCTTCTGATAGAAACAAACTTCAAGTAGGTCAATACATTGAGTTAAAAAAATACCATGGTTCTGAAAAATGTGTAGAGCAAGATGCTAAATATAAAGTATTAGATATTGATGATGATGCGCCAGAGGCTATAAGATTTAAAAACGTATTAAAAGAAAGCAATAGCTCTATTGAAACCATAGGATCAGCTGATAGACTTGGTGGTACAAGAGGAACTGGTTTTGAAGTTGGATCAAAAGAAATATTTTTTGTAGCACCTCCAAATGCAGATAACGATAAGTTTATTCAAGCTATTGATGGCAACTCACAAGTTAAATTTAGAAATAACGAAGCAACGCTAGCAAGTCAGTACTATGATGTTAAATCTTTTGGTCCTACAGGTGAAAGTCAAGGATCTTACCTTGAGTATAAATTAGAGCTACAAAGTCCTTTAGATCAATTAGATGTATGGACAACGTCATTAGGCAATGGTGTTAGATTTACTATTGAAGCATGGAAGAAAGAAGAAAGAACAGACATTGAAATAGAAG